GTCTCAGCGGCTGCCGCCAATCGCCGGTCGTCCGCGTCGGACCCGATCAAGCCGCTAATCTTGCCCACCGCCTCCTCCTCGCCGGAGGGAGCGGCCACGAACTCAAGTGGCTTGACCGCACCCGCAGCGTTGGCCTGGGCGGCTGCCGTGCCCTGCTCCTTCACGGCAGCACAGACGGCATGGGCCGCCTGGTCGGGGGTGGAGCCGTTGGCGATCAGCTTCTCCGCCAGGGCATCAAACCCTGGGGGAACCACTTCGCGGATGGCAGCCACCCGCTCGCGCTCCATGCGGGCGCCGTCGGCGGTCGCGGCAGCCAGTGCTTCCCGGTGGTTGGCTTCCAGGCTGGCACGGGCCTGCGCGGCGCCCTCCTCGCGCAGAGCAGCGGCGCCCTCAGGGTTACCCTGAGCCCACTCCGCAACTCGTTGTTTCAGATCTGGCTCCATGGGCGCCGTGATAATGATTAGGCGCATTCTGACACGCCAGGGTCAAAGCCGCCGCCATTTCGCGCGGCTTTTCATCTCACTCACCAGATCATCCAGGCTGGCGAATCCATCCGCGAGGCCGGCATCTATGGCCTGTTGCCCGATGAAGACTCTCCCCTCGGCCATGTCCGACACCACCTGGTCAACACTCTTCCCGCGCTGGCGGGCCACGTCTCCCACGAAAACCGAATAGATCGCGTCAACCTGCCTCTGCAGGACCTCGCGGCCGGTTTCAGAGAGTGGGCCGTTGTCACTGGCCGCGTTTTTGAATCTGCCAGCCACGATTTCCGTGTCAACGACACCTGCCGCCGCTTTCGCCTGGCTGGTGTCGCGGTGGCGCATGATCACCCCGATCGAGCCGGCCCGGTCCACGGGTGATGAGAGGTAGACCTGCTCAGCGGCAGAGCCGACCCAGTAGGCCGCTGAAGCCATGGTGCCGTCGACCAGTGCGGCCACGGGTTTTCGCCCGCGAACCGCCATCACAGCGGACGCGGCGCCAGGGGTGCCGGCCACGGCGCCACCCGGAGAGTCGACCTGCAGGATCAGCGCCCGGACCTTGGGATCGGCCGCAGCGGCCCGCACATCACGCGCTAGAAGCTCGGCGCTGACGCCCCCGGACACATCGGCCATGAGGTTGATCCTGGGCGACATGGTGCCCATTACCGGAATGATCGCCACCCCATCACGGACCTCATAGCCCTGCACAGGTCCTGGCAGGGAATTCCCGCGCCGGGCCTCCAGCTCGCCCGAGTCCACGCGCTCACCGCGAACCCAAGCTTCGACCAGGTCGCAGACCATGGCGTGATGCTCCGGCAGGCAGGCCCACGGCGCATCGAGGGCATGGAGGAGTAGGTGGTGGCTCATGGCGTCTGGCGCTGCTGATCTGGGGACTGGTCGTCATCCTCGTCATTGTCGTCGATACTGTCGTCGATATTGTCGTCGATACTGTCGTCAGTTGGCTCCGTCGCTGGCGTTGCCGTGGCTCCAAGCGGGGGCAAGCCATCACGGCGGCGGGCTTTCATCTCCCTGACTCGCTGTTTGTGCCTGGTCTTCCAGATTCCGCCGTCGAATTTCATGGCCTCCTCCTCCTCTGTGGTGATGTTGCCCGCCAGCAGGACGGCCGCGCGGGCCTCATCCAGTGGGTTGAGGGAGGATGGCCCCATGCCGGTCCATTGCGATCCGCTCCATGCGTAACGGATGAAGATACTCGAGAAGAATCCAGGAGCCTGAATGATTCCGTCTGCTATTGAATCAAACAAAAAGGTATGATAGATCGGGTTCAAGATCTGCGCTTCATCTGACGCCCTGTTGATGTAGATCGTTTGCCAGAATTGCTGGAGCTGTGCGCGTGCCGCTGTGTAGCTGCTCTCGAAAACACCCAAGATCACCTCGCGGGGAACATTCACACCCATCCCAAGCTGTGTATAAAAGTCGTTAACGAATGCCCCAAAGTTGGGATTGGGTCGGCCTGGCGTTGGGCTGCTGACTTCTTCACCCGGCAGGAGGTTGAGGATTCTCCCAGAGTCGGTACCCTGGGCATCCTGTCTGGCTTGGAGGCCTTGGTTGATATATTGCTCTTGCTGGGCGGGATCATGGAACAGGTCCTTGAAAGAATCTGTTGACATTCTGGCGAAAACCGCCTGTGTCGCCGCGTTAATCGCCGCTGTTAGCTCAGCCTCTGAGTATCTGGTGACTTGCTTCAATATAGACGTGCATACCGAAAGAGAGGGCATGCCACGAGTTTGCCCCGGTCGCTCCATCTTCTTGGCGTGGAAGATGTTGCGGCGCCCGTTAGGCGCATAAATACTAATTTCACTCCATTTCTTGTTTGTTGCTGCATTGATTACCCTGTTCGGGTGATGATTTGCCACAAAAATAGACACAATCTCACCATCCGCCGCTCGCTTGATGCCCTCATAAAGCTCGCTTGTGTTGGCTGTGTTATTTTCATTGCATACCCTGTCAGCTTCGATTAGCTGGATCGCGGTCCTAAAAGGCCAATTTGGGCGCTCTTTGCGCGTCAAAATACCAAAAACATCGCCCGAAAGTTCCCTTGATTGAGCAATCAAGGCCTGCATTTCGTAGAAATTCTGATCTCCTTCTACGCTCGCAAACGGAGACGAGGCCCACATGTGGAAGCGCTTCTCAGCCAGTGTCTGCCACTCCTCAGCCTGCTCGTCTGTGAGTCGCAGCTCCTGCGCGTCAATCCGCGACTGCAGCCTGAGGCCCGTGCCCACCCGATACTCAACCTTCCGGCGGATCGCCGCTCGTGCCGGCGGTGACTCCGTGAACAACTGGCGACTGAAGGCGCGCTGATCCTCGCGCTCCCACTGCTCTGCGCTGTCAGCGTCGTAGAGCTGTGGAGTCCAGAGGAGGAACTCTGGCCTCCGCGCCATGGCGCTGGTGCCAAGGGCCGCCTGTGGGCCATCCCCCGCTGCGGGCGCGGGTACGGGTGCGGGGGGCTGGCGGCGCTTTTTCTTGCTCATCACCACCTCGGAGAGGGGGAGAGCGTCCGGCCGCTGCCCCTGGTGCCGCCGCTCTCGCGTTGCAGGGCCAGGGCCAGGTCATCCTCGAGCTCTTTGATCAGCTTCTGAATCTCCGCCAGGTTCGCCCTCCGCGTGCGCCGCCCGTCAGGCCCTGAGGAGGCCTCAGACTCCTGTCCACCTTCCAGGATTCGCAGCTCTGCGGCCCTGTAGGCAGCAAGCCGGATCTCGATTTCTGCAGATGATGCCATCTCCCGATTCTAGTCTATGCAAACTTGAGGGCATTGATCAGACTGTCGGCCTTTTTCTCTCCAATGGTCGCCAGGGCGGCGGCTTCCAGCTGAGCCCACATCCCATCACGATTGGTTGCGAACCGGCGGCGCTGGACCAGTTGCATGGCTGCGTAGGCGTACCTGGCGCAGTCGCCCGCTTCGTCGTTGGCATTGCTTGGGAGAATCCAGGTGTGGTCGTATAGGCCGTTTTTCTGGATGGCCAGGTACCGCCAGGGGAACAGCTCGGCCACCACCTGATCCGTGACTGCCGCCCCGAGGTGGACATAGCCAGGGCCGGGCTCGTGGATGGCCAGGCGATTTTTCCACAAATCAATACTGGTCTTGTAGCCGACGCCATAGGTCAACACATCTACAGGCCGGTGCATGGTCCGGTCGCGTCGGTCGAAACTCACGCCCTTACCCGCCCCCAGCAGCTGCGAGCTGGGCCCGTGGCTGCCCTTCAGCGGCACCCATCGCCCCACCCGATCGGCACACCACCGCCGAACCTCCTCGGTGCTGTTGCCCCCCTCGTCGATCGCGCCGAGTGCCACCCCGATCTCCGCGCCGTCCTCTCGGCGCCAGGTGGCACCCGCCAGGATGTCGAGCTGATCGAGCGTCTGGCGCGTCCGGGGATCACCTGGGATGTGGATGAACTGGAGGTGCCACCGCTCCTCCCCCGCGCCCCAGCCCCAGATGTGGGCATGGAGGCCATCGCTGGAGCTGCCACCCCCGCCTTGGACGTCCACCCCGATCGTGATCAACACCACGCCACGGGGGCAGAACCCCTCGGCGTAGCCGTTGCCGGCCGTGGTGTCAAACCGACGAGACTTCAGGCTCTCCGCGCTGAATTTGACCGTCGTGTCCTCCTCAAAGGCCTCGGCTGCCCGTTTCTGAACCCAGCCAATCAAGACCTCGCGGTCACCCTTGGCTTTAAGGAATTCATCGCGGATTTCCTCCCAGGTGATCCAGCCATAGGGCGCATACCAGCCAGGGAGGTGGAAACCTGCCGTCCTACCGTCGCCCTCGGCTGTCGCCACCCATTTGGCATTCGCCAGGAAGCGATCCTTATACGACTCTGCAATCCTCTCCTCGCACGATGGGCACTGCCAGAACACCTGGGAGCGGGGGGTATCCCACTTGAAGTCTTTCCAATACATCACATGAGCAGCGCCACAGGATAGGCAATTGATAAAGCGGCGCCTTTGATCGCTTTTGGTGTTGAATTCTTTTGTGATTCTGCATCTTCCGACAACACCAGGGGTGCTTGTCAGCAATAGTTTTCTTGTCCTGCCAAAGTTGCTCTGACGGGCTTCGATGTTTGCCAGTGGATCGCCCTGGCCATCCACCTCTGTCGAGAATGAAGACAGCTCATCTATCCAGGCATAGCGCACCGGTGTGCCCTGCATGGCGCTACCACTGCCGCCGCCAATAATTCTTACAAACATCCCGCCAGAGAACAATTGCAACAACAGCGAGTTGCCAGCGTCCCGCGGATTTGTGCTCTCCTTTTTCTCTCGAATGCAAGGTGTATCCTGGAAGAGTGGCTGGAACCTTTGTAGAACCTGTGCTCTGGCAAAGCTTTCAGTGGGAAAAGCAATAAGAAACGGCGCAGGATACAAGCTAATCGTTGTTCCGAGAAAATTCAGGCCGCATTCTGTCTTTGCCAGGCCCTGCGCACCGAACACCAGGATCACCCTCTGGATGGTCTTCTCATGCGGGGAGAGGAGATCCATTGGCTCCTTCAGGTGGGGAACGCGCTTGGTTCGCCACGGGCCTGGCTCGTTTGTGCTCCTGCGCGTTAGAACCCGGTGGGTGTCGGCCCACTCGGAGACCGTGATGCGCTCAGGTGGCCTTAGGGCATCACAAAAGGCTGTTCTATAAGCGGTTGCCGAATCTTTCACTATGAAAAACTCCTT